TCCATGACACTTGACGCTAGCCTAGCTTCGGCACCGGCGCTTGCGGTTGCAGTTTTATTGGCCGCATTGCTGGGCGGGTGCGCAAATAAGCCAATAATCCAGACCGAGATCGTTGAGAAGCCAGTCGCCGTGCCGTGCGCCGTGCAAACTCCGCGCGAGTGCAATTCACTGTACGCAACAGACCGGCTTTCAGCAAAAGACGATGCCTTGACCGTAAACAGGGCGCTACGCGCCGAGATAGAGGAACGATGGGCTTGTGAAATCAGGCTGCGCGCAGCAGTCAGAGGATGTAACAAAGGAATACAAACTGCGCCAGATACTGAAAACAGCGGACTATGAACGAACGGGAAAGCGAAGCATCAGCGAAAAAACAGTTGAGGAACGCGGTTAGCACCGCTAGCCTGCCGGCAGGGAGAAAAGGCGCACCGACAATAAAAACGCCGGCGATACTCGAGGCAATCCTGGCCGGCATCTCCCTCGGAAAATCCGCCCGGACAATGTGCATTGAAGTCGGCATCAGCCAGAGGGTTCTGTGGAACTGGCTGGCGAACGACCAGGAACTCATGCGCAACTACCTGCGCGCCAAGGAATTATGCGTGGATGCATACGCCGAGGAGATCATCGAGATTTCCGATGACGGCACACGCGACACCTACCTCGATGAGAAAGGGAGGGAGGTCGTTAACCGCGACGTGATCGCCCGTGCTCAACTGCGGATCGATGCTCGGAAGTGGTACGCGGCGCGCTTGGCGCCGAAAAAATATGGCGATAAATTGCCGGTGACGCACGAAGTTGGCGATGCAAAGAAGACCATTGTGCACAGCGTGGAGGTGACTTTCGTGGCGCCGGCCAACGCGAGAAATAGTACGCCTCCTTAATCCCGTAAATCATGACTACCCTCGCTTATCCGATGCTGCGCTTGGCCGTCCATAACCGTGAATAGAGCGGAGTTTCCAGAAAAGCTAAGGTTTTTGTTCCAACCTGCACGTTACAAGGTTTTATATGGGGGAAGAGGGGGGGCAAAAAGTTGGGGGGTCGCACGAGCATTATTGATACAGGCTGCGGCAACGCCGCTGCGTATCCTGTGTGCACGGGAGTATCAGAATTCGATTATCGAATCCGTACATCATTTGCTGGACGCCCAGATCGAGGCACTCAATCTGGGCTCCTTTTATGAGGTGCAGAACAGCTTGATACGCGGAGCCAATGGCTCCGAATTCGTGTTCGCCGGGCTGCGCAACAACGTGGCAAAAATCAAGTCGTTCGAGGGCGTGGACCGGGTGTGGGTTGAAGAGGCGCAGAGCGTGAGCAAGCCGAGTTGGGAAACGCTCGTTCCGACCATCCGGAAGGAACACTCTGAAATCTGGGTGACGTACAACCCGGAATTGGCGACGGACGAAACACATCAGCGCTTCGTCATTCACCCTCCAGCTGGTGCCGTTGTGGTCAAGATCAATTGGAATGACAACCCATGGTTCCCCGAAACCTTGCGGCGGGAAAAAGACGAACTCAAGGCGCGCGATCATGATGCCTACCTGAACATATGGGAAGGCAACTGCCGTTTAACGCTTGACGGGGCCATCTATGCACGAGAGCTGAGGCTGGCTCAGGAGGAGGGGCGCATCAGGAGCATGCCGCACGACTCAGCAAGACCCGTTCACACCTTCTTTGACCTGGGCTGGGCTGACAACACCACCATATGGTTCGCCCAGACAGTCGGAAATGAACTCAGACTGATCGATTATTACAGCAATAATCAAATGCCGATACAACATTACATCAACGTGCTGCAAAACAAGGGATATATGTACGGTACAGACTGGCTGCCCCATGACGCGAAAGCCAAAACGCTGGCGACGGGCCGAAGTGTCGAGGAAATCATGCTTGCGGCCGGGCGCAAGGTGAGGATAGCGCCCAATCTTTCTGTCGCCGACGGGATAAACGCGGCAAGAACGATATTTAACCGTTGTTATTTCGACGAGCAGAAATGCGATGAAGGATTGCAGAGTTTGAGGCATTACCGCTATGAGGTTGACAGCGACACGAAACAGTTTAGCGGACGCCCATTGCACGACTATCACAGCCATGCGGCCGATGCTTTCCGCTACTTTGCGCTATCGATCGAGGAAGACCGGCCTGCGCTAAATGTCCGTGGGGTCCGCATGACCGGATGGCGCGGCTAATGGGAGCGGCGATTAGCAGGGACATATCGGTCGAGGCGTACGGCAGCATTTGCCGGGATATTCGCGAGCAACCGAAGTGGCGTGCGGATGCGGATATGGACTGCGATTATTACGATGGTGCGCAAATCAGCGCCGAAGTCATGCAGCGACTGAAGAATGCGAGCATTCCGCAGCAGGATTCGAACCTGATCAAGCCGACGGTTAACGCAGTGCTGGGCCTTGAAGCCCGCAGTCGCACCGACTATCGCATCACTTCCGATGACGAGAGCCAGGCTGAAATAGCCCAGGCGCTCTCGGCGAAGATCAAAGAGGTGGAGACTGAATCACGTGCGGATCGGGCTATGTCGGATGCGTATTCGAGCATGATTCGCGCCGGCATCGGCTGGGTTGAGGTGTCGCGCGAGTTCGACCCGCTTAAATACCCATTCCGTGTGCGCGAGGTACACCGCAACGACATCTACTGGGACTGGACGTCACGGGAGCCGGATCTGTCCGATGCGCGCTACCTGCGCCGGGATAAGTGGGTGGACCGGGTCCAGGCGGCGATGATGTTTTCCGATCAGTCCGCGCTGGTGGAAAACGCATGGAACGGATGGGCAAACACCGACGTTTACGACGGCAGCGATACCCACATGGCGCGCGCATATGAAGTCGAGCAAGCCTGGGGACGCAACCAGGACGACTACCTGAACCGCAATGCCGGCATGGTGCGGCTTTCGGAGTTATGGTACCGGCATTATGAGGATGCGCATGTGCTGGCGCTGCCCGATGGGCGCGCGCTGGAATATCGCGAGGATAATCCTTACCACGCGGCAGCGCTGACACAAGGTCTGGTTCAGGTACAAAAAGCATTACTGCAAAGAGTGAGGATGTCCATCTGGCTCGGACCTCATAAGCTGATGGATGCGCCTTCTCCCTTTCCTCATGGTGATTTTCCCTACGTTCCCTTCTGGTGCTTTCGCAAGGATAGAAGCCGCGCTCCGTACGGCCTGATCCGCGACATGCGCGGGCCCCAGGATCAGATTATCGACCTGGACATTCTGCTCTACGAAATTCTCAACTCGGTCAAGGTCGAGATCGACAACGACGCCCTGGATCTGAGCCAGAACACCTACCAGGAAGTGGCGCAGAACATAAGCAGCCTGCGTTCGATGACTGTATTGAATGCGAACCGCCGCAATGCGAATGGGTTCAGGGTAACGCGCGAACACGCGTTGGCATCGCAAGTGTTTCAACTCGTCCAGGAGCGCAAGCGGCGCATTGAAGAGGTCGGCGGTGTTTACCGCGCCATGCTGGGCGCGTCGACAGCGGCAAGCAGCGGGATCGCCATCAGCAACCTGGTCGAGCAGGGTTCGACCGTGCTCGCCGAGCCGAACGATAATTTTCGCTATGCGCGGCGGCTGGTGGGGCAACAGCTCCTGGCTATCCTCATTGCCGACCTGGCGGGCAAACCCTCCGCGATCGCCGTTAACCAGGGGACAAGCCGAAAGCTGGTGTACTTCAACCGGCAGGTAATGACAGATGCCGGACCGGCACTGGAGAATGACGTGACAACTGCCCAGGTCAAGGTAGTGCTGGAAGATATTCCGGCGACCCCCAGCTTCAGGGCACAGCAGCTGCAGGCATTCAGCCAGGTGGTACAGTCGGCCCCGCCGGCTTATCAAAAGGTTCTGTATCCCGCCATGCTTGAGTTATCCGATGTCCCGAATCGGCATGAGTTGGCGGATCAGTTGCGGCAAGTGGCTGGCGTGACCGGACCAGACCCGCAAAGGCAGTGATGCGGAAGGAACAGCAACCACCAAACTAACGGGATGACTACTTAATGATTCGATTACTGTATGACACGACTATTGGCGGCCTGAGGTTCGGGCAGGGGGCTCTAATCGAACTGGATGCAACGCTCGAGGATGGGCTGATTGCTGAAGGGGACGCCACCCGGGCAATAAACTTTTCATCGGCTGGCGTGCTCCCTCAGCGGGTCGCACAATCATACGCGCCGGTTACACGCAGTTCAAATAACGCTACGGATACGGGTTGGGTGGTCCTCGCGTCCATCGTTGTTCCGGGCGGAACAATGGGGGTAAACAGCAAGCTTGTCATTACCGTGGACTGGAATTTCACGAATTCGGCAAGCGCCAAGACGTTAGCAATGGACTGGGGCGGCAGCAATGTGTCGGGCCCGGCTTATACAACTGCCGCAGGTGTCAAGCTGATGGTCGAAATCATCAACGCGAACAGCCTTGTGTCCCAAAAGGTACTTAATGCCTCCACCTTCTCGTTGGCTGTTCCGTCGCCTCATACCTCCCTTTTCAAAGATACGGCTGCTAATGTGCCGATCGACATTAAGGTGAGATGGAGCGCGAACGTTGCGTCCGAGTTCATCACCCTTCTTGGTTATTCAGTTTGGCATTATCCGGGGGAATAAATGGATTATATCGTTACTAATGGCCGCAGCGAGTCATATCCGACACGGCATTACGGGGGTTACTATTCTGGTGGATCGGTGATGACCTTTTGCGAGAGCGCAGACCTTCTTGCGCCAAGCGCGAATGTGGTATCGATGCCAAACCTGCCAGTGAGCGTGCTATCCGAGCGCCCAATTTCCGCCACGCCCGAGTTCTTTGGAATTCATGTTTACAGGCGTAGTAATGATCAGCTGACCGGCTTCGAGGTCAAGACGGTGCGCTCGCACGACATCGAAAATGGGAAGGGACGCTGGCGATTCATCGAGACCAGTGACAATACGTGGAACTTCACGGACCTGGATGCGTGGGTTGACACCCATTATGAGAAAGGGCGGGACCTGGTCTTCACCCTTTACGGAACGCCAACATGGGCGTCAGCAAGGCCCACCG